GACCGCCCTGTGCTGAACGACCTGTAACTAAATTTGGCTCGATACCCATAGCATTATTGTATTGAGAATAAAGACCTTGTACTGCCATCTTAATAGCAGGAGCAGAACCTGTCTCTGTTAGTTGATTAAAAGCATCAACTTCATCAGCAGGTAAATTATCCAAAGCCCAGCTTACCATTTGACTATAGCTTTCATCACCACCTACTGAATCTTTAATACCTTGTATTTGTTGACTAGCTATATCAATTACATTGCTTGAAGATTTTAATCCTTCAAGATATGTATCCACTAACTGTCTTGAAAACCCACCTTCAAGTAACTTTTCATAATCATCATCATTAAGACCACCTTCATTCATAAATCTATTACTGATATCTTCTGGATCAATACCTACTTCTTGTAAAACAGAATAAACACCATCACCATAAAGTTCTTCATAGTTAGGTTCAGAATCTGATTGTCGTTCTGTTTCTTCTTCTGTAGCTTGAGGCTGATCTTCTTCTGTTACCGTTCCAAGTTTACCCTCTAGTTCTTTGTAACTAGCAGCTAAGTCTTCAACAGATTTAAACTTACCTAAGATAAGACCATTTTCATCAGTCTCATTTTTGGCAAGAGTTTGTAGATCCTCCTGAGACATAGGAGGTGTTTCAGAAACATTTACTTGAGATGAAGTCATAAAATTTTGTTAGTTATAAGTCATTGTACGACCATTTTTAGTTTCGACTACTCTTGGTTTGGTTGGAGCAGGTTGATCGTTAACACCTAGTTTACTGACAACAGCCTTTGCTGGTTCAGTATCAGGTGTTTCAGTTTTAGGATCTGGCTTCTTGGTTGGCATTAGTTTCCTCCGTAAGTTGTTGTGCCTGTGCATTATTTTTAGGATCTAATAAAGGAGATCCAAGAGCAGCAGGTCCGAGACTTTGTATAAGCTGTTGTTGTTGCATAGCTTGCATCTCGGCCTGTATCTCTTCTTGACTCTTGACTAGGTTAGTAGTCTCAATTCCTATAGATGTTGCTAGTCGTTTTACTGCTTCGTCCACGTTTACATATTGTCTCATTACATCTGGACCTAAAGCTTGAGCTACTGTGCCGATAAATTCAATAAGCTTATTACGATCATTACCTCTACCAAGACCTTGAATACCAGTTACTATCTTAGGTTTTACGATCTTATCTGGTAGTTTTGGTACTTTGCCAGAACGTACAAGCATGTGCATCCTACGTTTCAGATAGGGTAGTTGGAACTCTTGACTTAAAATAGAGTAGACCCCCCCAAGCGAGTTCTCTAATTCCTGAGCCATGATATTTACTTCAGCTGCTGTTACTCTTTCAGCTTGTCTTTGAATTGAACTAGCCAAAAGAAAAGCATCAGCAAGTCTTGCTTCAATGCGTTGCATTGCTTGTTGTGCAACAGCAAAATCACCTGCCTTTCCAACTTGCATTACAGATACATCAGCAGCAGATCCTTCTCTTATTGCACCATTAGGGGCTTTTGCTAAAGTCGCTGCTCTTGTTTGACCATTCGGATTTACAAGAAATAAAACTTTAGCACTAGCTGCTGCCCCTTCTATAATTGCTTGTGTTAAAGACTCAAGAGATATAAGGTCGCCACGATACTCTTCAACGTACCCACGCCCGTAATCTTCTCCATCAATTCGAACAAAACGAATCGGTCCTATCCAGGGTGAAACATCAATTTTTGATCTACCATCTGTACCTGGTATCTTTTCTCCTTTACATTCTTGATACCATATATGATCGTCATTAACTCTTTTAATGTAGGTGTAGATGTCGAGATCTCCCTCCATTGTTTTTTCATCATAGTTCTCTTTTTTCTTTATTTGATTTAAAAAATCCAAAGGTAAAGCTTGTGGATTAACTGATTCTTTTGTAATTATTTCTAGTAAATTACCAACCTCATCTCTTTTTGATACAAACTTTTCTAATGGATAAACTTTTAAACCTTTATCAGTTAGATAAAGAAGAACATTACCACCAACGATCAAATGTTTTAATGCTTCAAACATCGCCACACGATCATTTGATACTTCAATTTCATCCATCAAAGCATTTTCTATAGTGCGTAAACCTTTATCTATTTCTGTTTCTAATCCTTCCTGTCCACCTTCTTTTAATAAAGCAAGACTATCAATAGTTAATTTAAAAAATGGAGTACCAGGTGGAAGCAGAGCTACTAATAATTTTGCCGACAAAGAATTTGTAGCCCTTGCTCCCAAAGCTTGAAAGGGAGTTTTTATCCTACTTCTTGTACCAGTTGAAGATTCTGGTATGAGACTAGGAATTGTAAGCTTAGAAGATTCTTTAGCTTCTCTAAGAAAAGTAGATCTTGAACTCTGCAATTGTTCATAACGACCAGCAGCAGTTTGTCCACCTGTTGAATATTCCATTTTAATAATTCAGATTTCCACCTCTAGTATTACCGCCAGGTCTTTGGATCCTTAGTGACATCAAATCACTACCTGCCATAGATGTTGCACGACTAGCTCCCCCTGCTGTTCCAGAAGGTCTTCTTCTTTTACGTCCAGTTACAACTGTTTTAGCAGTCTTCTCTGGTGGTGGTGCTGTTGGCCTTGGTGCTGGTAAAGGCTTTGGTTTTGGTGGTGATCCTCCAACACACATGATTAATCCTCCAAAAGATTGTTGGTAAGCATTGTTTCTTTCTGACGTTTCTGCTGCTCAATTAGAAAGTCAACAACAAAACGTTGCCCTGCTTTATACCATACCTCTCTATCAGTTAAAGACAAATCAGGATGGCGATGCGGAAAGATTTGATCTAGAGCAAAAATCATTTCATCTGTAATAACTGGTAGTTTTTCAGATGCCATGATTAGTAAGATTTATATGTATTGTAGTTCACTTTTGATAATAAAGTATAGCAGGTTTAAATTTATGTGATAAGGTTGATATGCTTATCCAGGCAACAAAAGACACTAGTGACTTTTCCTACCCGTAAGTTGCTAGTGTTTTTTTATGGAGTCCAGAGAGATACTTCTCCTGTGTTGTAATCAAAGTCTCCATCTCTCAGTATTCTTGCAAGCTGTGCATTTAATACAGCATCAGCAAAGTCATATTTCTTTTTTTCATAAGCAGCTACTACCTTCTCCCACATCTGTTCTAATGTTTTAGCTTCGCCTAATATCTTCTCTGCTGTTACTGGACCTACTTTATCTATACCAAAGTAATTATCTGTACTGTCTCCTGTAAGAGCTTGTATCATCCAATGCCTGTCAGCCTTACGTTTAGTTATTAGTTCCATATCATCACCTGCTAAGAGGGTACAGGGTACAGATCTCATGTCTTTATCTATTGATACAACAATCGGGTCTGGATATTTTTTGCTCGTTGCAAGTAAACCGAGAACATCATCTCCCTCTAACCCTGCATAACTTTCAGATGTATATCTTTCTTTTACTTGTTCTATTGTTTCTCTGTACCTACAAGGCTTTCTTTTTTCTTTTCTATTAGCTTTATAATCTGGATAGATCGTATGTCTGAATGTCGGGTACTCAGTAAAACACATAACAACATTTTTATCTCCTTCAGCAATAGCTTTGTATCGTTCAATTCTTGAATCAATAATTTCATGTACTTCCTGTGCATCGAATTTAAAACTCCACAAGTCTCTCATCCATTCATATTCTCTTTCAGCGTTAATACATGAAGTAAAAACAAGCCAATCAGCGTCAATCAGTAAAGTCATAAGTCTCCGAAGTAAGTGGACATGGGTACTACAAGTCTTCCTGTGCTTTGGTCATACAATAATTTATCTATCGGTCCTGTCATCCCTGTATGTCTATTCTTCAGTACTCGTAGCTGTAGTTCTGCTCTCTCTGCATTGCTTTCCGACTGCTGATTTCTTTCTGCCGATATGCACAAATCCGATAGTTGAAGTATTCCAGAGCTTCCTCTCAAGTCAGAGGTACTTACAGTCTGTCCTTGTTCGTGCGAAAGACCAGGTGGCCTTCTTAAATGACTGACAAGTATCAAGCCTATACCAGTAGATTCGACAACCTGTCGTAATTTTGTACACGCAATATCAATAGCTCTTCTCTCGTCTACATCTGCAATACCTGAGACTACTATTGTTAGATGATCAAGGATTACTACATCGACACCTTCTGCTGTTGCAAGGTAAGTGATCTGTTCTATCAACCTGTCAGGGTCCATAGATCCAAAGTGATCATATAAGAATAGTTTTTCTGTACCAAACAGTCTGTTAAAGGATTCCTTTAGCCCTTCTGTTTCTTCTACATTATCCTCAAGGTGCAGGGGTTTATTCATCTCTACACCGAGTATCCCCTGCATTGTTCTTTGTACACTTTCTTCCAGTGCAATGTAACCAACTGTCAGTTTATTCTTAAGAAAATGATGTGCTAGTTCTCTACAGATAGTGGACTTACCTGTACCACTACCTGCTGCTATCGTAATCATCTGGCTTTTACGAAAGCCTTTTGTAAACTCATCTAGCTTTGGATAAGGAAAAGGACAGATGCTGTTAGTTCCTTTCTTAGTCAGTTCTTCCCAAAGGTTAGAGGCGTTAAGGATTCCATCTGGTCTAACAGGGATTGCTTTCCATAACAGATCTTTAAGTTTCTCCCCTTCACCTGCGATGAGCATTTCATTAGCGTCTTTTCTAGGGAGTCTACATATTGCTGCCTTACCAGCAGGTAAGATTTTAATTGCTTTTTCGGCAGCAGCCATGCCAGGCTCGTCACTGTCAAAACAAATTACTATTCGTACAAATTGAGATAACCATTTTAAATTTGCAGCTATATATTTATTAGCCGACTGTGACCCAGAAGGCAAACTAAC